ACCCATATGGGCAACGTGCCAAATACCCGACCCCGGATCATCGGCGCGAAGATCGCGCAAGGTGGTGTTGTCATAGGTACCCTGTGTAATCGACTTGTTCAACGGATCGGTAGCGGATACCGGAGCATAGTCGCCGAGGGGGACGAGAACGGGATCGCCCTTCTGGGGCCACGGAAGGCAGGACGTAAAGTAGTCCTTGCGCTTGCCACGAGGCAAGCAAGAACCGGCAGCCTCGAAAGAAGACCAATCGTCAGGGCCGTTACCGAGAGAAATGGCGACACGATCCTGCAGGTTCTCGTCGCGGTACCACTCATTCCAAATCAGGCAATAAGCCCGGAAATAGAGGGCGGAGATCGAGATATCACCAGCACCAGAACGGAAAGGAAGCCCCATATAAGAGGCAACCGACGAGGGAGCAATGCTCCCGAGGGTGATAGACGTCTGGGGAATGGAGAAGGTAGTGGGGTCATCGTCAGGGTTGAGGCGTTCGCCCATGAACTCCTGCCAATGGTCCCAGACGAGCCGGAACGGCACGAACCAGAAATGCACGTCCTGATAGACGTTGTCCATGATGGGCTTCAAGGGCGTGGCAAGCCGGGCGAACTGGGTAGCCTGCACATGATGGGTATCACCGGGAAGAACCTCGTCAAGATACACGGGGACGAGTTGACCGGCATCGTAGGTGGTCTTACAGGCATGAGAGCGATCGAACTTCGATCGCGGGATTTCCGCAGAAGGAACCTGCGAAAAATGTTTCTGAGCGTTCATGACGCTCGGTTGCTGGAAGTACTTGGTCACGGCTTTTGCTCCATGATGGCCGGGGTAGCGAAATGCTCCACAAATGACGTCACCGTCATGAGGGGAGCGAGGGCAAAGTCCAGCGAACCGGGCGTGACGGAATCGTCAGCCAATACCAGCACGTAGGACTTGTCTGCGAGATTTGCGGGATAAAGATCCCGCAACGCATTCGCGAAAGATTCGCGAGTGCGAGTAACCGGCGGCGTACGCGCGCCGGTTTTCTGATCAAGGATTTGCACCACGATATTCATTTCTTTGGATTTGCTCATAGTGAACCAGACCTCCGGGTTAGACGCTCTTTAGCCACAAGGGCCTGAGCGATTTTAGCGGAACGATGTTGTTCCGGGGTTTTACGGGAAGCCTTTTCTTCAGAAGCGGCTTTCCGCGCTTCCTTAATATCAGAAAAGTCATCCCAATCGAAGTAGCGTTTAGGTAACGGGAATTCGCGACCTTCAATAACGACGACTCCGGTTCTACGGATGTCGTCTTCAAAGGATTGGACCCAATCCTTCCCGAGGCCACGAGACATGCGGCGAAAGACATCAGGGTCGCCGATTTTCTTGTTCACATAACCCGCGACATAACAGCAAGTACTCATATTGAGTTCTGCAATAGCAACACGACCGAAACCCCAACAGTCCGTGACGGCCTGATTCTCATAGAGGTTTTCGTCGTAGTAGACAGCGTCACCGAGAAAGTCGGTACCGAAGATAAGAGCGTGATAGTGGGGGCGCCGGGTGCGCTCCCCGTACTCGCCACAGGCGAAATACTTAACAGGGGAGAGATGGCGGAGGCGTTTCCAGAAGTCGGTGAGATGACCTGGCACAATCTTGCCGTCAGCCGGCAAGTGTTCGTCATCGTAAGTCAGAGTAATGAAGCAGTTGCGCTCATGAAGCGTCGACTCATGGTAACAACGAATCGCCCACTGAGAAGCGTCCGCGGCTCGACAGGAAGGGCACGTCCCACACGGGACAGCCATCTGAACGCGAGCCTCACCAGTTTTGTGATGATAGAAGAAGCCCGGCGTCTCTTCGGTGACGCCGGGCCATGCGGGACGGGTAATGACGCGGGTAGAAGGACAACCCACGGCAGCACCTTAGAAGCGAATGCCGCCACGAGAACCGAGCCAGTGATTGGCCGGCGCGACACGCTTCGCGGTCTTGCGGAAATTGCGGTTGGAAGTACGGCGGCGTTTCATGGTGTCACCTCAAGGGTTGTCAGTAAGGCATGCAGGATCGAGGAACTGCATGCCTAGCCTAGCGCGTTAATTGGCGCTTGGGAAGATAGCGCGCGCTCGAGCGCGCTGGGGGCCGGAGCCCCCAGACCCCCAAACAGTCACCGGGGTTAAAGCCCGTAATTGGTTGATTAGTGAAGAGGTCGAAGATTCGACGAATGGTTGAATAGTTGGCACGGATTTTATATTTGTTGATTTATTTTTTTATTTAGAATTCAAAGAGTTAGGAAGACGCACAAGATTGGCGTATATGAAGAGATCGGGCACCCGGTAGTGTGATTGTATAGGGTAAGAAAAACGGGCCGCTAGGGCCCGTTTTGTTGAAGGAATCGCTATGTGCGATTTAAGAAGCCGGCGCAGGGGCCGGAGAAGGAGCAGGAATAGGATCGGGGGGGGGCTGTTGTTGACTTTTCGCCTGTTGCGCGTTCAGTACCTCCGTAAGCGCGCGATCGACGTCAGCAATAGACGAATTGGCGAAATTGACCCTTTCGGTCAAGTCACCCTGAAGACCAGTGACGTCAGCAAATTGCGGAGCCGCCCTGGGCGGCGGAAGTGAACCAGTACGAGCGTAACGGTTCATAATGTTGTTGATATCGCACGCAGCAGCATGCTGCTGAAGAGTGCGGGAAGGAGAAGAGAAAGAAACCTTGACGCGCAAGCGCGTTTTGATTTCGTGTTTTTCGGTGCGAAGCGAGTGAGACATATTACCTCCCAAGAAGCAAATCAGAAACCCAATTACGAATCCGAGTGCGGGTGGATTCATCAATAGAGTTGTAAACGGGATTATCTTTTGCAGACCAACGATTATCAGGCCTCGGAATCAGCCCTTTAATATAATCGACCCACGGTTCAGCGGCTTGCCAGCCCGCTTTTTTAACCGACTCGATGTCGGCCTGAAGATTGGTCATGCGCGCAGCGGCTTTCGCTTGCTTTGCGCTTTCGGGATGCACTTTCGTGCGTTCTTCTATTTCACGAATCGAATAGGGAATAACAGACGTGTTGCCGGTTTTAAGGGCAGTGTCAGCACGAATGTTAGCGGCCTGTTCGGCCGCAGCATCACCTTCGAAACGGGTTTTACGCTGCTGCTCCTGAAGCAGTTTTACCGTTTCATTGTTGACATTCTGGACGGTTTTAGCGGTTGAGCCGGCAGCATAAGCAGAACCCGCTTTAGCATCCGGCATAGTCGCCATAGGGGAAGAAGGCGTAGAAGCAGGAGAGCCGAGCGCGAGAATCCGGTTAAGCCCGGCTTTCTCGAGATCGACAGCAGCCCGCTGATAGGCCGTGTTAGACATATTGGATTCAAAGTGCCTGGCATCACGCGCAGACGCTTGACCAAAAAGACCGGAGACAACGGAGGACCCGATGTCTCCAGCAGCAGCAAGAGCACCATCAAAAGCACCAAACATGGGGTCACCTTAAAAGTGGTCGATCAGGCCGGGGACAGAGTAAACCGGCATCGGACGATCCGATTGCACGGAGAACCAGAAGTCGGCCAGAAAATGCGGCTCCGACGGGACCGCAATAACACGATCAATCGGCGGGTTTTCAACGATGAATTCCGCATTGAGCGCAGGAAGAGTAGAGAACTCCTGACTGAGGTGCCACACGTCAAGCGACGTAGGCTGCTCGGACGCGAAAAGGCCGGTAATACGAGAAGGCTTGTAGCGGTACTCCGCGAAGCGCTCCTGATAACCGAATACAAGATCGTCATCAGCAGTGCCCTGCACGAAGATTTCCTTGTTAAGAACAGCCTGCTCACCAAGGTGAGCAAAAGCCGGCCAGTAGAACTCATTGCGCGTCTCACGAGACCAGAAGCGCTCAAGACCCTGCTGATACGTAAGATCAGCACGAACCGAAGCAAGGCCGATAATCATGCCGTGTTCGGTAAAGGACTTGGTGAAACCGGCATTGGTAACGCCGGTACCGATAGCGGCGAGGTTGGCCTGAGGAGTGCCAGAAACCGGCGGAGCGGTAGAAGCAACAGGGTTGATGTTGACAACAGCGGAATTACCGCCGAGATATTCGGGACGCTGAAGGCGCGCGTCATCCGAACGAACGCCGAAGTGCGCAAACACGAGCTCGATATAGCGAGTACCGCCACGAGCATCGCGTTCAAGCAACTTCTGAATCTGAAACGACGTCCTCAAGTCGTTGATAGAGACAGAAGTAGCCGACGCCAAGTCGGCAGTCAAACCCATAGCAGCGATATCGGCGACGGTGACGGAATAGGGAAGGGTTACAGGACCTTCACCCGGAGTGTTGCCGTTGCCGGGGACGTAAGGACCCATATGGGCAACGTGCCAAATACCCGACCCCGGATCATCGGCGCGAAGATCGCGCAAGGTGGTGTTGTCATAGGTACCCTGTGTAATCGACTTGTTCAACGGATCGGTAGCGGATACC